ACTAAATTAGAAGATTTATTAAACGTGAATGCAGAACTACCACCAAATACACCTTCGTCATTAAATTGAACTTGTGTATTTGAACCGCCAGTGTTAGCATTACCGGTGGCACCAGTTGGACCTTGTGCTCCGCCACCTGACGTGACAGCGGCATAACCTGCTTGTGCGCTGTCAAATACTACAGTACAATGGGTTGTATTGTTGAATGTAATTACTGGGTAATTGTATCTACCTGTAAAACTGTTACCAGTACTGTCGATAAGTTGTATGTTGACATACTGATATCCCAAATTGTGATTTATTACCCAAGTTGTAGCTGGACTTGCTTGCGTAAACGTAAATGCACCCGGCACTGTTGAACTTGTTGTTGCCCAAACTAAATTACCTGAACCGTCAGTTTGTAAGAAATAATTTGCAGTACCACCTGTAATTTTCAAGTTACCAACTGCACCTAAACTTACATTTGCTCCGCTAAATGCTACATTACCTGTAGCTGTTAATTGTCCTGTTCCTAGATTACCTACATTAGCATTACCACTAGCACTCAAAGTACCGGCTATATTTGCGCCAGTACCTGTAACAGTTACTATATTTGCATTGCCTGTTGAACTAATAATAACGTTAGCATTAGCAAGTACTCTGACATTACTATTGCCATTTTGTATTGCAGTTGCATCAATGCCAGTTAACTGACTACCATTACCAATAAAGAAATTACCAGTGACATTACCAGTTGCAGATACGATGCCGGCAGTTACTAAGTTACCACCAGTGATGTTACCAGTAGCAGTAATTAAGCCACCTGTACCAATATTGCCAATATTTGAATTTCCAGTTACTGACGCTGTGCCGGTTACTAGTAATGTGTTACTAGAGTAATTGAACTTAAGTGCATCACTTGCACCAGCATTGCCTTCTTGATTGAATAGAACACTTGTATTAGTACCTGGTACAACTAAGTTACCACTAATGTTACCAACAACGTTACCTAAGAAGTATGGAGCAGTAACATTACCAGTAGAAGTTATAGTGCCTCCTGTTGAAATATTACCAAACGTCCCGTTTCCAGTAGTCGTGATGGTATTACTACCAAAGCTAGCCAAGAATGTAGCAACATTGCTATTACTATATGTTACTGGGGCAGATGAAAATACTCCATTGCCATATAATATGTTGCTTGCGTTACCGTCTGTATTCAACGATGCTATATTACCTGCACCTGATACATTTGCTAATGCCACTGAGTTAGCTGTTGTTGCGAATGATACCGCACCACTAACATTAGCTCCTGCTACTGCATTAGCTGTTGTAGCAAATGACACAGCACCAGTTATGTTTGCACCAGTTATTGAGGTCAACGCTGATCCATTACCACTAACATTAGTAAAGACACCGTTAGTCGCACCAATGTTACCTACATTAGCATTACCGCTAACACTTAGTGTACCTGCGACATTTATACCTGTGCCTGTAATATTTGCTACAGTATTTCCTGCGCTAGCAATGACAACATTTCCATTACTAGTAGGAACAGTAACACTTGAAGTTCCATTAGCAACACCGGAGCCACTTGGCAATCCAGATAGTTGACTACCGTTACCTAAAATGAATGCACCTTGAATATTACCTGATGCTGTTATATTTCCACCAGTGCCTAATTCAGCACCATTAATATTTCCGTTAGCAACAATAGTAGTAGCATTTATAGTGCTGATATTGGCAGTAGTAGCAGATAAGGTAGTTACAGATAGTGTATCAGTTGTTTTATTGAATGTAAAATTGGCACTTGCACCTAAGTTACCATCAGAATCTTTAAATTGTACTTCAGTATTACTTCCTGCAATAGGTGAACCAGAGTATGTTGACCAACTTAAATTTCCAGAACCGTCTGTTGAAAGTACTTGACTATTCAATCCGCCAGTGATATGAACAATTGCATTACTTCCCAATGATACATTTGTTGAATTCGTAAAATCAATTATGCCATTACTTGTTAAACCAGTTAAATTGCCAAGACTAGTGATGTTTGGTTGTGCATTAGTTGTTACAGTGCCTGCCTGATTTGCACTACCTGCAGTTGCTACGCTTAAATTAGCAACTTGAGTAGTAGATGATACTATGAATGGAGCTGTTCCTGTTGCTATGTTTGAAATTAATTGCGGTGATGTTATATTAGCACTTGCATTTAGTGTGCCAGTTACAATGACTCCACTACCAGTAGCAATAAACACATCGGCATTGCCATTAACACCCATTGTGATATTACCATTTAAGTTAGTAATGTCAACATTACTATTACCATTAACAATACTATCAACTACAATGTTACCGGCTGTTAAATTACCTGTTACAGAGACATTACCTATTGTAGCATTACCGGTGACACTCAAGTTTCCACCTGTTGATAAGTTAGCACCAGTAATATTACCTGTTGCAGTAATTATACCTGTACCAACATTGCCAATATTTGCATTACCTGATACAGAAATAGATGTTAGTATTCCAATTGAAGTAATATTGGGTTGTGCGTTTGTTGTCAAAGAACCGTCTAATGTAGTTGCAACAACAGCAGTCGCTCCAATATTGCCTACATTGGCATTACCGGTTGCACTCAATGTTGTTGCATATACACCAATAGTACCAACATTGCCTACATTTGCGTTGCCAGTAACAGATAATAATCCACCTGTTATTAAGTTAGCACCAGTGACATTACCGGTGGCTGTTATTATTTCAGTACCGATGTTACCTATGTTTGCATTACCAGTAACAGATAATAAACCACCGGTGAACAAGTTAGCACCAGTGACATTACCAGTCGCTGTTATTATTCCAGTACCGACGTTACCGATGTTTGCATTACCTGATACAGATACACTTGTTAATGTACCAACACTGGTAATATTTGATTGTGATGCGTTTACTACATCTCCGGCGTAGGCAGCATAATTTGAATTTGCGGCTGTTCCAGTTATATTTGCGGCTTGTATGTTACTTAAGTTATTACCACTTCCGATGAAATAATTAGCAGTTGCGGAATTTCCTAAGGTGGCATTACCTGATGTAATATTACCGGTAACCGATAAACTAGTTAATGTACCTAAACTTGTAATATTTGGTTGTGCGTTACTTGTTACTGTGATAGCAGTTGTTGCGCTAGGAACTATACCAGTTACATTTGCACCTTGTATATTACTTAAATTGTTACCCGACCCGATAAAGTAGTTGGCTACAATTGCATTTCCTAAATCAACGTTACCACCTACTGATAAATTTCCACTGATATTTGCACTACCTGATAATACTATATTTCCTATAGAGAATGTGTTAGGTACAACAACGTATAATGTTTGAGTAGATGATGTGTAGACTGTGGAACTAGCTAATACTCCTAAGCTAGTACCAAATAGTAAATTAGGTGAGGATACTGTAACGTTTGCAATATTTGCAGTAACAACAACGTTTCCGGTAGGGGCATTAACAGTAATACCGGCGCCTGCGGATCTATTAACTGAAGATACTGATGCACTGGTAACACCAGTAAAAATTTCATCAAAATTTTCTTGTACTTTTTGGAATGCGGATCTTATCGCATCGGCTGATGGATCGTCAGGAAACGCTCCGAAATCAATATTCTGTTGTGCCATTTTTAAATCACCTTATCTAGTATTTATCGTTTTCAATTAAACACATACCCAAAAAAATACCCGACTAGTGCCGGGTACTTTTTGAACAGAATTAATTACTTTAGGCCTGCTAATTTTTTCCATTGAGCTACTGCATCATCACTAGAATACTTTGATTCATTGATATCAGTTGTATTGCGTGATGTTGTTCTATTTTGTCCTGCAATGATAGGAATAGTTGTTTGACCAGTTGATTTACGCTTGTTCAAACCACCACTGATAACATTCATCATAAAATCAATATCAGTTTCAAATGAAGTGTCAGTGCCGTTTTTACCAGCATCGTTAGCCCACTCGTCTAACTTCTTCTCTTTTTTGTCTTTTTTGTCATCATACTCAATGTCTTTTTTGACTTCTTTGCCGGCTTCTTCAGCTTTGTCGTCATCTTTACCTTTATGATCTTCATCATATTCGATATCTTTAGCGACTTTTTTAGCGGCTTTTTCAGCTTTGTCATCTTTCTCACTAGTAGATTCTTCAGATAACATTGCTAATTTTTTGTAAAGACTAAAGAAACTTGATTCTGACATTCTTTCTTTTTGTTCTCCTTCGGGGTCGTCATCAGGTATGGGATCGTCTCCTTGGTCATCAGGTATGGGATCGCTCTCTTGGGCAGGAGGTTCGTGATCGTATTTAGGATCAGGAGTTAATTTTTCAACTGGTTCCTCACTAGCTTCTGGTCCGCCTGCGCCTTCGTCAACGTCATTTCTTGGGTTATAGGCTGCACCGGCTGCATTAGCTTGTGCTGTATCAGCAATTGCCGCATTTGTATTGTCAGCACCACTGTCTGGAGGATTATCTTCAGCCATTTGATAAGTCATTTGGTCTTCTGATTCAACTTCATCAACCATCTCTTGACCGCATGAATGTCCTGCTTCCATCATACCACCGCATGACTCACATGCACCTTCATGACCGTGCTCATCAGCATGACCTTCTTCGTCAGCATAGTCACCGTTACCAGCTTCACCGCCTGCAACTTTTTTAATCAATGCCATCATACCATCATGGTCACCAACAACATCTAAACCACCATGTTGAGGTTGACCTTGTGGTGCACCGTAGCCACCTGCGTCATCACCACCAAACAAGCCTAAGCCTGCTGATTTGATTAAACCTAACAACTGGTCTGCTTCTGCATCTTGTGCTGATACGCTTACTGAATCAGGAGCACCTTGTTGACCTTTGCTAATAGAAACAGTCATACCTTCAGCAACATCTTCTTTAGATTCTAACAATGCATTCAATTGTTGTTCTAGTGCTTCAAAAGCGAATGGGCTTTCTACTACTTCTTTATCTTTGAAAGTTTGACCAAATGCTTTAAATGTGTCACCTGGAGTCTTCATTGCTTGTTGCTTCATGTAAGTAGTTTTATCCACTTCGTACATGTCGTCTTCCATAGCAGGCTCACGCATAGCCTGATTTGCCATACCAGGAACTGTTGCAGGAGGATTTGCTTCACCAACATAACCTTGAATAGGCATTTGACCATAGCACTCATCTAGACCTTCTTTGTAGCCTTCATGGTAGTGTCTTGCTTCTTCCATATCATCATATTTGCAATTATATGATTCACGAGCCAATGCGTGTGATTTACCAGCATGGCGAGCTGATTTTAATTTGTGTTCCATACCTTCTTTAACCATTTTCTTTTTGCAATCGGCTACCATTTGTTTCAATTCTTTTTGATCGCAATCAGGATGCATTTTGCAAATTTCTGCTACAGATTTTCCATCTTGACACATTTTTTTAATGTGTGCCATCGATGGTAATTTATCAGTCTTTGATTCTGAATCCATATCTTCTTTCACTTTCTTTAAATCATTTTTACCCTTGCCATCTTCAGCATAATCAGGGATTTTGTTTTTGTTTTTGTCTGGCTTAGGATTCTTAGCTTCTAACGTCAATGGGCTTGCCAATGCATCACGTGGAGGCTGATCTGCCTCTTTGATTTTCTTTAATTGAGAACCGGCAATACGCTTTGCTGCCTTAACACCATACTTAGGCGTTAATTTCTTAACTAATGCATCAAAGCCTGTAGTAGCATTGTTATGCTTACCAATATCTTTTTCATCAATCTTTACATTAGGATCATTCTTAGATGGGAAGCCAGCGGCTGCACGTAGACGTTGCATTGCTGTACGTTCTTTATCCTTTTGGTCATCAGGAGTATAGGCTGTATGACCCTTTTCTCTAAACTTCATATCATCATAGCGACCTTTGACTGCACCTAATGCTGTACCTAGTGCCGCACCGCCTGCGATAGCCGCAGTAGTACCAAAGTCTTCATCCATTTCGCCTTCTTGCATTTCTTCTGGATTACCAAGAGTTACATCACCCTTTTTAAACATTTCAGCCGCTTGTGGGCTTTTTGCAGTTGCTACAACTTTACCAGATGCATCTTTAACTGCTACAGCGCCTGGCATAGGTGCAGTAGTATATTCTTCATTCAATGCTTTATCTAATTGGTCAAGATATTCTTTTAAGCTGTGCTTAACAGTTTTCTTTTTATCATGCTTTGGTAACTTAACATCTTTACCTTTGGTAACACCAAATGCACTGAAGTCATAACTCTTAACTTCGCCGGAATCATCTGCGCCCTTCTTAGGACGACCGCGACCTTTTTTTGGTGCATCTTTCTTTACTTCTGCGCCTTTATCTTGTTTGCCAATTTTATGACCATACTGGTCACGAACATCTTCTTTACCATGACTAGTACCATAAGTACCTTTATGTACTGTTGTACCTTCTTCTTCGTTCAACTGGTCTAGTTGTGATAATATACTTTTGAAATCCATGTTATATTCCTTTAATTATTTACTTGCGCCAGTTGCAGGCTTTGCAGGTCGTTTGATTGTACTCATTGGGCTCTTAATTCCTCTTGGATCATTATCCAAGTATGGCTTGAACGGATCAAACGCATCAGGAGTTTTAGTACCTGCATAAGGTATATCAATCTTAGAATCTTTTGCTTGTTTCTGTATAGAACTCAAGTATGAATCGCTATAATTCTTATTTGCTTCTTTAGCACCAGGCTGTTCTTCTAGTTCAGGATGCAACAATAATGGATTGTGACTCATTTCATTGGCATAACCTTCTGCCTCACTATTGATGCTGTTATCAAAGTCAGATGAAACAACACGAACCATATCAACTTGATAACCTAATAGTTGTGCAATTTGTTGAATCATTGGCTCTGTCGCTGGATAGCGAAATTCTGCTTTAATGATTGTAACACTTTGATTGCTCAAATTAGGAAATCCGTATGGATCTTTTTGTATCGGTGTACTAGTAGGCTCGCCAATCTTAACTGGATCAAACTTCTTTAAGTTGTACTTAAACAAGTCGATAAAGTTCTTATCAACGTCCCCTGCAATTTTTATAGTGTAGTTATAAGTGTGAACACTCTCTACGATGTATTGTTTTAGGCTCTTCATTTCTTATTCCTATATTCTGTATTTATCATTTATTGTCTGTTTTAGCAGCCAACATCTTAAGCAGTTCATTACGGTCTAAACTCTTACCTTCACCTAAAGGGGTAGCTTCAATTTCTTCAGTTTTCCCTGCAATTTTTTGATCTAATCCAGCTTTTTTAAGCTGTAAATCAAGCATTTTTAATTTCTTGTTAATCTTTGCTGTCTTTGCTGTAATAGCATGTCCTAGCATACTACTAGCACTATTGAATATCTCACTTGCAAAACGACTATCAACTTGCATACCCAAATCCATTAAGTCTTTGTAACTGTTGGTTGCCATACTCGCTAATTCATCCATCTCAGTGTCAGCAACTTCTAATCCACGAACTTGTGGCAATGCGTTCTCAATCTTCTCTAATGTATTAAGTGCTTCTGTTGTTATTTCTTCAGCTCTTTCAGGCATGGAAATAGTCAATCCTCTAGTTTCGTCTTGAGGGAGTTCAAATAGTTCTGATAATTTTTTGGTCATGAAAGTATTTATTTACTTTCGTTTACCGTTGTAGAAAAGGTCATCTTCTGTAATGACTCTAAACGTATAACCTTGTGCTTTACAATATGCCATTGCGGCATGCCACTTTGCGTGATTAATCGCTACTACCATTCTGTCTTTGGCACTAGCAACTTTGCTCTCAATAAGACTTTGTTTCTTGGGTTTAATCTCTACTACTTCTGCTATTTGTTTACCGTGTTTATTCTGATAAACTACAAAGAAGTCGGGGATGTAATTCTTAGCTTGTCCTGTAAGTGGATTACGATAGGGAACTGATATAGCTTCACTAGCCCAGTATAACACACTGTTGTTGTTATCACAGAAATTCATAAATGTAAGTTCCCAACCACTGCGATATCTAGGTTGATGTTTACCTACATATTTTTGAGGATTCTTAGGAGCAAATGTCCCTTGTGCATACTTAGCCATTATGTTACAATATTTCTAGCAACTGCTTCATTAGGTTGCGGTACTGTACCAAAACCATAGATTGACGTTTTAGATTTAAAGCTATTCAAGTAATAAGCAATGACTGTATTAGTTTCAAGTTGTGTTTTACCTTGAATATAAGTTAATAAGTCCAGTACAGAGATTTGTGTTTCTTGTGCTATTCTAAACAAATAGACGGTGAAGTTACCTGCTATTTGTGTAGTATCACATATACTTTTAAAGTATGAAAATACAATATCGTACTCACTAGCGTTAACAACTAAATCGAATGAATAGAATTCATCAAAAATTTTAACTGTTTGGTCTAAGTTTGAACGTGAATCAATAATTCGTGCCATATAAATCTCCGTAGAGTATTTATGCTATTATTGTTATCCCTGGCCAGAACCAATGCCAGTTACTAGTTGACCGGGTGTAGTTTGTCGGCCTGCATTTGATGCACTATTGTTGATCCCTGTGCCTGTTGTAGGACCTGTTGGAACAATTTGTGCCGGGGCATTTAATCCTAAATTAGGCGCGCCTGCCGTATTGTTTGGAGTTGTTCCAAAACCGGGATAATATGAATTTGTTCTTACTGCACCGGGCAATTGTTGTTGTACACTTGATGCTAATAACGAATTTAAATCTTGTGTTGCAATTTGCTTTAAATTCTTATTTTTAAATGTATTATATGATGTGCCGGCAGTGCGAATAGCACCTAATATGTTACCACTTGACAAGTCATTTATAAATCCACCGGCTGCATCTACTAAACCACCTTGACCTAATATACTTGCATTGGAACCAAGTCTATTAATAGGACTAGGTGTTCTGTCGTAATTAGTCTCAAGTCCAAATCCAGTAACAATATTACTTGGAGCTCTGCCGTCTAATGCACCTTCAGCATACTTAACTGTCTCGTAATCAATAGTCATTGTATTTGCCATTGTGCCGTTACCTTGTGCATAATCATATGTATCGTGATTGAATGCAGTAATGACAGGATTAATTAAGGTGTATTGCATGAAGTTATGCTGATTCATTCCAAAGATTTGAATACTCTTAAAGAAAGGAATTTTACTTATACCTTGACTATTTTGACTAGTAGTCCCCGACTGTTGACTAGTCTCACCAATATAACCCCAATCTTCGTCACCTGCAATGTCACCATCATATAAATTTCTTCTATTGAAATTTATTGATCCAGTGTTAACACCATTAGTTGTTTGTCTACCTGCACTTGAAGTCACTGGCTTATCTGCATCTTTGAAGTAGTATGTATAATAATTATACCACATGTCATTCACTAAATTACCATTATCATCATGGAAAACAATACTAATAGGTTGATATTTTATTTTAGTTTGTACTAGACGTTTTCTATTGTATTGATTTAGTGTAGCAGTATCAATAGTATACTTAGGTAAGTCAATTGTCTTTACAGCCAAGCCAAAATTGGCACCCTGCGATATACCTTTAGAGTATACAGCAGGGTTGATTTCAAAGTATACGTGAAATAAAAACTTAAACTTAGGAGCATACTGGTAAGAGTTAGCTCTAAAAGTTTTTGCGGCATGAGTGTAATCTCTTACATAATCGTTGCCGAAGAATCCTGCGGCAGTATCAGTTAAAAGATTTTGAAAAAATCCACTCATGTAATAACCTAAACGCTATTACGCTTGACCAGAACCGATACCAGTAACAATAGAACCACCTAATACACGACCGATGTTTGTACCAACACCAGAACTCAACGGTGACTGAACTGCATTATCGTATCTGATTGTCATAGCAATTTGTACTACTTCATTTGTACCATAGTTCAAGTTATTGTAGTTTGCTTGTTGCAAGAAGCAACCATAGCATTCCCAAGTTTCTAATACTACTGGTGCCGCTGTACCATTGCCACCGTCTAAGATTTCAATGTTAGTTTGGAACTTATAATCTTGACCGGTTGCCGCAGATGCCTGCTCAACAAAGTCTAATTGTTTCTGTAATTGCTGTCCAACTAACCTAGATACTTGACCTTGTGCGTCATCTCTAACGTTAACTGTTAATGCTTGCCATTCGTGACGACCAGCAAGATACAATGTTGAGTTGTAAACTGGAATTGTGATTTCACCAAAACTAACTTGCGGACGTGTGATATCTACAACTTGTTTGGTTAATTCAATAGTCTGACCAACACCGAAATTCAGAAAGTTAACTCTGAAACGATATTGTAATTTGGGCATCAACAAGCCTTGGTTACCACCAGCGTTATCGCTAGCTACGGTCATGTTGAACAATGATTGAGAGGCTGTTGCCATTTTTTAATCTCCTGTATACTTATTTATCTTTAATGTAGATACCCCTTTCGGGGTATCTATTACACTGTACCTGATATCTCACCTGTGTTTAGAACACGAACTGGGATGTAGATGAATTCAGCAGCCTTAACTGGCTCAATTGCAACATCAATCCATAATTCATTTCTATCTATACGAGCTGGTGTATTGTTACTTTCGTCACAAACAACCAAGTAATCATATAGACCACGTTTAGCAACTAAGTCAACTAACAATGTTTGTACAACACCTGCAATCTCATTGCGTGTTAGTTGGTCGTTAGGTTCGAATACGAACGGACGAGCCGCAATCGTCAACTGACGGCGTACATAGTTAACTAGTCGTGCAACGTTGATTCTGTCTAATGCACTTTGTGAGTTGAAACTATTCTTGTTACCATAGTTCAACAAGCCAACTCCAGTGAAGAATACCATTGGGTTGATTTGGTTGATGTATAGTACATCGCGGATACCAATACGTGTCTTGATTGGTTGAAACTCACCTGTTGTACGATCCAAGTAACCAATGTTCAATGCATTGTCAATGTTACCACGGCGTGTACCAGCTGGGGCTAACCAAGGATAAGCCACTGTATCATTACGCAAGAATGTACGCAACATCATATGTGATGCTGGGACAACAACTTCGTTACCTGACAAGTCATTTGTAATTCCACTTGGATAGAATAGACCCAAGTAAGTGTTACGTGTAACTAAACCAGCTTCACCAGTAGATACAGCACCTGCATCGTTATTAGCCCATGCTTGAATGTCAGTAGCACTATCAGCAAGACCTAATGGGGTATCACCAATAATATAAGCTGTCTCACCACGATCCGCATTCAATACAACCATGTTAGGTTGTAGTTCTGGATAGTTAGGGGTAGCCATCAAGTTGAAATAGTTATCTTCATCACGGATTGCAGTGTTAGTGTCAATAGAAGCACGTAATGCTTGAACAACTAAAGCACGTTGTGCATTTCTACCCATGTATGCTACACCATCTGCGTTGTTACCACTTACTGATACCCATGTATAGCTGTATAAAGGTAAGTTAGCAGTGTTAGTAGGCGCTGCCGGGTTATATGCACCTGCGTTAGGATAGTTTGCACTTGTAAAATAATTTGTTCTAAATTGCTTAACATTATATCCTGAACGGCGTGTATTGAATAACATCATACCTTGTGGATATAATGTTGCAACCGGTGCATCTAAATCAATATAATTACTTGGTAATAATGACTTGATTGTTGGGATAGGATCATCAATTGGATTGATAGCACCACTTGAACCCCAACGTGCATCAGCAAATACAATACCGTTTTGACTTGTTTGGTCGGTGGTATCAATTAGAACCCATTGATCAATTCCAACGACTGCTTGCCAACGATAGATTACTGGATATACTTCTAAATCGCTTGTGTCAATCCATAAATCACCGTATGATAGAGCGGTACCGTCACTTTGTACCGTTGGTGCTGTAGCAGAAATAATAGGACCATTTGGATCAGTAGCGTTTGAGCCAGTTGTTGACGGATGTCCATTACTATCATATGCAGTAGTACCATAGCCTACCCATGCACCAGCTTTTTGAACCATGATATCTACTTCATTAATAACAGAGTAGAACCAGTTCGTATTATTAGCAGGAGTTGATACTGGAGCACCGTCATTACTTGTGTAAGTGAATTCTACCCAGTTACTTAATTGTGTATTAAATGAGCTAATTGATGTGCCTGACTGAAAAGCTACACCTGATATAGCTGTTGGCCCGGGCGCCCCAGGTCCGCCAATGTCAGTAACTACTAATAACAAATTATTTGAACTAGTACCGTTTAATGATGTGCCAGCAACAGTAAGAACGTCACCCACAGCATAACCAGTACCACCAGTATAAATGCCAGTGCCATTTAAGAAATATGAACCATATCTACCATATATGTTAAATGTAGCACCTGTTCCAGTACCGCCTGTACAAGCTATATTAGCCCAACTAAACAGATGTGCTGGTCCGTATTTAACACCGGTAGTTGTTCCTATTGTTAGACCCATTTCAGCAATAACACCAGTACTTACGTTTGATACTACATCATTCAAAACTATTACACCACCTTCAGTATGCGTTAATGTAATTGCACCATCAGTAGCTACACTAGCTATTGTATTTGGTATACCAGCCGCTGACCATGCTGTTACAAAATCAACTGCATCTGCACCTGAAGTTAATGTAACCACGTATGTAGATGATAGTGCAGAGCTTCCTGGAATACTTACTTCCACAGTAAGAGTTCCACCGGATGTAAATACAGGTGCTGTATTTTCACATGTCACCACAGTAGGTCCAGTTGCAATACGTTCCCATAGATAATACGGTGCATTTGCCAAGTTTCCAGTAAAATTATATTGACCATAGACCGAACCTGCAGGGATTGCTTGTCCGCCAGTTGAATCTATTGCCGCAATTTGTGCCCAGTCAGAATTAGCCTGAGTTATATTTTTTGCTACCCAACTTGCAGTAGCAGTATTATATCGAGAAACACTAGGATATAAACCATTACCAGCAGTACCAATTTTGATCCATACTGAACCAGTAGGTCTTGGTGTAGTCTGGCTACTAGACCATAATGGCATTTGTGCAGATGTGCCGTATGCTACAGCAGGTTGATTATATGTGCCGGCTGTAATACCGCAGGCTGCTAATGGAGTGTTTGTACCATCAGTAAGCTGAATGTATGCAACTCCAGATGAAAGTAGTTGATTTGATAAAATTTGTAATTTACCACTAACTACCCTAGCAGTTACCGTCGGTGTGTTTAAATTATTAATTGCAGTTGCAACATTGGCAACTGTTGTACCAGTCACAGTCAAATCTGCTGTGTATAATCCACTTACATTAATTGAGAAAGTACTTGATGTAACTATTGTTGGGTTAGAAGTAGATCCTTGAACAGCAGGGATATCATTTCTCCATGACCCGCTGCCTAATGAAACCCAAACATTATTCGTTGTTTTATAAAAGAATGTTTTACCAGAAGGATCACTTGGTGATGTAGTTGATTGTAATGCGTTGACTGCATAATCCCCAATATTACCTATACTATCTAATGGTACACCACTTGATAATGATGCGGTATCAGTGATAACAATAGGAGTTTGTAGTGCAAATGCGCCAGTAGTCTGGTTGAATGAATATATTCCCCATGTACTAGTTGTAGTATCTAACCAATATGCGTTATTATCGGGTTCACCTGTTGGACGACTTGTTTGTCCAACTAAACTAGCTAAGTCAATATCACAACGTAGTACGTAACAACGATTAGTTACACCTAGTAATGAATATGCCGCTAGCAAACCATATTCGTTGAGTTCGTAACCTTGAATTGGTGTACCATTTGTCGTTGTATAGAAGAAAGGTGTACCATATAAGCTTACCAAATCACGTTGACTTGTTACTTGATATAATTTGTTTGCGTTAGCAGCCGTAGTTGCTGGTGCAACCCCTGTACCAGTAGCATTTGCTTTATTTTGAGCAGTTGCTAAAAGAACTAGAGGGACTGAATTTGTTGGGGCCGGAAGATATTGACTTTGGTCTGTGATCGTTACTTCTACGCCTGGAGATACTAGTGCCATTTTGTTTTTTCCTTTATGTAAAATTATGAGGTTTACTACCTAAAATGCATACTATTATTTAGTAGAAAAATTAAAAAAGACGGTATTACCGTGCCTTCGAAGGTTATAAATACTGTATGCTAAGACCTATATGTAAGACATGCGGAAAGAATCACTGTGCTGTGAATTATATCCGTGAGGGTGTTACACATTATCGTAGTGGATGTGATGAGTGTGGTCGTAAAAAGAAAAAATTAAAACCTAGAAATCCTAGATGGAAGAATGCAGGGTATAAGAAAAAAGCCACATGTGACTTATGTGGCTTTCATAGTGTCTTTCCTACGCAATTAACAGTCTTTCACATTGACGGTGACTTAGATAACTGCAAATTAACTAATTTACGAACTATATGTCTTAACTGTGTTGAGGTAGTTAAAAAGAAAGAAGTTACTTGGAAACGCGGTGACTTAGAAGTTGACCACTGAGTTGACTTGCTTGTGTAAATCATCAATGGTTCCGTTGTTATCAATATAGTAATCATACAATAAACCTACACTAGAATACTCACTAGCATGAACAGCATAGGTTCCTAGCTCAACTTTAGCTTTCAACCATTGTTCACTACCTTCAGGTTCATTAGTATAATCTACTGCTGAATTATACCAGATAGGACGTTCTCCTCGATTAACTCGCATAGTAACAGCACCTACATTTTTAAGCGCATGAACTTCATTAGCAAAACGGCAGTCAGTAATAACAATATTCTCATCCGTCTGCCGTAACTTGTTCTCTACGCTTGCTACCCAAATGTCAGTATGGAAGTTATTACGACATACTTCTGTACCCCAGTACTGTAATACCCATCTAGGTGTAATGTTCATGCCTAGACGTTCACTCCACCATTCATCACGTTGTTCACGCCAGGCCCTACTTGTTTTAGTAGAGCCTTCTAAGTATTCTCTGTTCCAACCAAAAATTGCGGCTACTGCATCTTTTAATGAAGCCGCATAACTCATACGTTTAAATCCGTGAAATGTACAAAGATAGTCAGCAATAGTATCTTTGCCGCTACCGATCAATCCTGTAACTCCTATAATCATAAAAAAACTCCCGTAGTACATATTATACTACAGGAGTCTTATTAAGTAAAGAGTTATTTTACCCTTGTATCCAAGTCAACGGTTGACTATAATCTACATAGCGTTTCAACTCATCGATAAGGGCTTCTTGAAGTGCTTTAGATTCTGCTTTCATAGCGGTTCCATTCAACGTTGTTCCACCACCCGGTCCAGCAATCGTTCCAAACTTCTCACGTGCCTCACCAATAATTCCCTTTAATACGGCGTATATAAAATCACCGATCCAAACACCTGCACCCGGGTCTTGCAACAATACTTCTTCGGTACGTTGCACATCTGCCCATACAAGGACACGTTCACCTGATGCCTTAGGGTCACGTACAATACGCAATACTTTGGTAACAGGGTCGAAAGTGTAGACTACATAGCCACCGAACATACGTGCGGCTAATTCAACATAACCTGCATAGAAATCGTATGTTGCCATACCACCTGCGTTGTTATAGTTTAATAGGTAAGTGTTTAGAATAGCACTACTGAATGGGTCAAAACTGCTAGAACCCGGTCCTGTTTCTAGACCGACTGTACGTCTGTACAAACATCTAACATTGATAAATTCTTGAGGTAAGGTATATGTGTCAACGTTTTTGAGTGTAGTCATCAAAACATATGCTTCCGCAGTAGAATTCTGTGCTCTTTGACGATATGTTTTTATTGTATAGTTATATGCCGCTTCATAGTGTTGCGGATCTAATTCTAAGTCAATAATACCGTCACCTAAACG